CACAAAAAAAGCTCCGGGGGATGTTTTCCCTGAATGTTTCTTAATTTCGGGGGTTAAAAGTAATGGCGTTCTAACATCAAACTATGAGGAAAGGACTAAACACTATGGCAGTAACCGCCGGTACTCAGCGGAAAGTAGTCGAAGTGCTTTGGGATAATACCGTGGTTCTCGGATCGCACGCTTCTATGCAGATTAATGATGAGGAAAAGCGCAATGTCGACAATGACGGCAAAGCGAATCTCACTTTTCCGAATAGTTTTACCGGTTCTGTTAAAGTTACGGTCAAAGGATCCCGAACGGGTGAGGAAACTGGTGACATTGAGGTGAAGTAATTGCCCGCTAGACGAAAGGTAAAGGAAGTTAAGAAAATTCGCCGCAAACCCGCAACAACTCCTGAGGGTCGTGAGAATGAGATGGTTTCGGCGGCTATTGACCTAGCTGAGAAACAAATCCGTAGCGGAAATGCATCATCTCAAGTCATTACGCACTTTCTGAAGTTGGGTTCGACTCGAGAACGTCTTGAGCAACAGCGGCTTGAGCATGAAAACGAATTGACGCGTGTAAAGATCGAAGCTCTTGAATCTCAAAAGCGAGTAGAAGAACTTTATATGGAAGCTTTGTCTGCTATGCGCTCATATGCTGGTGATTTGCCAGCTCCTGAATCCGATGTTGAAGATTAGGACATATTCCGACCTTACAAAACTGGAATTGTTTGAAGATCGTTTTCGTTATCTAGAATTAAAAGGAACGGTTGGCGAAAGAACATTTGGGTTTGATAGGTGGATGAATCAAGTATTATATAAGTCTAAATTATGGAAAGACATCAGAAATCATGTTATAGTTCGTGACAATGGGTGTGATTTGGGTGTTTCTGGTTATGAAATTTATTCAGGTTTACTTGTTCATCATATGAATCCAATACTTTTGGAAGACTTACAACAAGGAGACAATAGCGTTCTTGATCCGGAATTTCTTATAACTACATCGCTTCAAACGCACAATGCCATACATTACGGCGATGATAGCTTACTCCCTAGAGGACCAATCACAAGAAAGACGGGTGATACGACGCTTTGGTGATAGGGGGTTGCGATGCGCGGACACGAGGTTGCTCTATGGTCGGGCGTCTTTGCTTTCTTTGGTAGTTTGATCGCAGTAGGCATTTTTGATGTTTTTAATCCTGATCAAGTATGGCAGTATCTTGGAGCATTGATTGTTGCATTTATTACCGCAGGATCGGTTTACGCAAAGCAAAGACTAAACGACGCGGAGAAGAAGAATAAGAGTGAAAAAGACGTGGTACAAAACTAACTGGGGACGAAAAAGGAGAATAAAGATGACTGAGCAGCATTTCGAAGGTGACGATCCGAACGCAACTGATCCTCCTGAGGAAGGTAATGATCAGGACGTACGCGAAGGTACCGAAGTTACAGTTCCCGAGGAAGGCGATCTCGAAGACGCTCCTGAGTCGGACGATCCAGAAGATTCGGAGGGAGATGCGGCTTAATGTCGTTGACTCCAACGCAGAAAGAAGCGGCGCGTTTTCTTATTCGTAGATACTGTGAGCAAGCAGAAAATAATAGAGTAAATATTCATTATGCACAGTTTCGTCCTATGAATCATCTGGGGAAAGCGCCTACTTCTAGTTTTACATGCGATTGTTCAAGTTTTACTACCAGTGCGTTTTATTGGGCGAATAGACATACAAAATTTAAGGTAAACGATCCAAACGGTATGAATTATAACGGTTATGGTTATACTGGAACTCTTCTTGCTCATAATCGTAAGGGACGTGTGCCTTTGGATCATAAGTTCTTTATCGGAGACATGGCTCTTTATGGTCCATCTCTTTCAAATACAACACACGTTGTTGTTTGTAGAAAGAATGGCGACAGAAGGACTGCTCTTTGGACGTCACATGGTAGCGAAGGTGGTCCATATCAGGTATATTTGGACTATCGTAGAGATCTTCTAATTGTTGTTAGATCTTTGGATCTTAGGTAATTGGAGGAATTAAATGACGGATAAGGAGAAGGATATTTCGGTTGAAGAAGAGGATTTGGTTGAAGTAGACGTATCAAAGGAAGATAAGAAGACTTCTAATAAGGAAGCTCCCCAGGAAGGTTCTAAATACGATGGTGGGGCTGTCCCTAAGTAAAAGAAAGTGGGTGTGGTAGATGGAACAGAGTATTCTCAATAGTACAAAGAAAATTTTGGGCATTGCTGCTAATTATACCGTATTCGATCTCGACATCATTACCCATATTAATTCTGCATTCTCTACTCTCACCCAATTGGGAGTTGGACCAGCTGAGGGTTTCATGATTCAGGGGGTTGATGAGGAATGGGAAGATTTCATTGCCGATGATCTTCAGTATAATTCGGTAAAGTCATACGTTTTCCTCAAGACTCGACAATTGTTCGACCCTCCTCAGACATCATATCTTATTTCTGCGGTTGAGAGACAAATTCAGGAACTTGAGTGGCGTTTGAATGTGCATCGAGAAGAAACCGGTTGGGTCGATCCTGATCCAGATCTACTGGATGAAGCGGTTTAGGAGGCGCAATGGCCGAAAGAGAAAGTTCATTGGAAGAGAGAGAACGTAAGGATAAGGAAAAGGCGGACGCTATTAAAGAGAGACAGATTAGACTTGGGCATGTCGAAGAAGAGGCACCAAAGCCTAAGGCGAAGCCCAAGACATCCGCCAAGGAATCTGAATAGGGGGTAAAATGGATACCCCAGAAATTGTAGAAGAAATTCTTGCGCATCATGGCGTTAAAGGACAAAAATGGGGTGTTCGTAGAAAAGCCACAGTTGGAGCTCAGGAAGTTGTTGTTAGCGATAAACGAAAAAAGATAAAAACTTCTGGTGGTAGTGGACACCCCTCAAGTCCCGATGCTGTTCGCGCGCGCACGATTGGTCAGATTGGAAAGAAAAGTGGACTCAAAGCTTTGTCGGATCATGATCTTCAAACATACAATAGACGTTTGAATTTGGAACAGCATACGAAACGTCTTATGTACGAAGATTCATCCCCGCCAAAGAAATTTGTCCTAAGTCTTCTTAGACAAACAGGAAAAGTCCAAGCTCAAGACGCAGCAAATCAAGTAGCATCCAAACAAGTTAAGAGAGCACTTGTTAAAGCTGGAGTTACTGCTGTCGCTGCCGCATAGGAAAGGAGGTTAGCGTGGGCCTGTCTAGTTCTGCGACTCCGATTTACTATAATCGGTTTCGTGAGGCAGTTCTCCGAGGCGAGATTCCGGTAAATCGTGAAATCTCTCAGGAGATGAATCGAGTTGATTCGCTTATCGCTAACCCTAATATTTTTTACGATGATCAAGCAGTTGAGGGTTTTGTTCGATATTGCGAAGGAGAGTTGACGTTAACTGATGGTTCAGATCTTCATCTTTTGGATTCGTTTAAGCTTTGGGCTGAGCAGATTTTTGGTTGGTACTATTTCGTTGAAAGAAGCGTGTATGTTCCTACCAAAGATAATCACGGCGGTCATTATGAAAAACGTCAGATTAAAAAACGTCTAACTCTTAAGCAATACCTAATAGTTGCTCGTGGAGCAGCTAAATCGATGTATGCGTGGTGCATTCAAAGTTATTTTTTGAATGTCGACACGTCAACCACACATCAGATTACCACAGCTCCAACTATGAAGCAAGCAGAAGAAGTAATGTCGCCAGGTCGTACCGCTATTACGCGCGCACGCGGGCCTCTGTATAAGTTCCTTACAGAAGGTTCTTTGCAGAATACTACGGGTTCAAGAGCTAATCGTGTGAAGTTAGCGTCGACAAAAAAGGGAATTGAGAACTTTCTGACGGGCTCGATACTCGAAGTTCGACCCATGGCTATTAATAAGTTGCAGGGTCTTCGTCCAAAAGTCTCCACAATTGACGAATGGTTGTCGGGAGATCTTCGAGAAGATGTTGTGGGCGCAGTAGAGCAAGGCGCATCCAAACTCGAGGACTATTTGATCGTAGCGATCAGTTCTGAAGGAACGGTTCGAGCAGGTTCTGGAGATACGATTAAGATGGAGCTTGCGGATATTCTTAAAGGTGAATACTACGCGCCACATGTGTCGATTTGGCATTATAAGCTTGATGAAATTGAAGAAGTTGCTAATCCGGCTATGTGGATTAAAGCAAATCCGAATTTAGGATTGACCGTTTCTTATGAAACATATCAACTTGATGTTGAGAGAGCAGAAAAAGCTCCAGCATCTCGAAATGATATTCTAGCAAAGCGTTTTGGGATTCCAATGGAGGGGTATACGTATTTCTTTACGTACGAAGAGACCCTCCCGCATCATCATCGAGAATTTTGGCAGATGCCATGTTCTGTCGGCGCGGATCTGTCACAAGGCGACGACTTTTGCGCGTTTACTTTTCTCTTTCCATTGGGACGCGAGAGGTATGGTGTAAAAACTCGAAGTTATATTACTGAACTCACGCTAATGAAACTTCCGGCGGCTATGCGACAAAAGTATGAAGAATTTATTAACGAAGGAAGTCTTCATGTGATGCCAGGAAATATTCTCGATATGATGGAAGTGTATGAAGATTTGGATCGTTTCATTCTTACGAGTGAATACGATGTTCGATCTTTTGGTTATGATCCATATAATGCCAAAGAATTTGTTACTCGTTGGGAAGCGGAGAATGGACCTTTCGCCATTGAAAAAGTCATCCAAGGAGCTAAGACTGAATCGGTTCCGTTGGGTGAAATTAAAATTATGGCAGAAGAGCGACTTTTAATTTTTGATCAGTCCCTTATGTCATTTGCGATGGGTAATGCAATAACACTTGAAGATACGAATGGGAATCGGAAATTGTTGAAAAAACGTCAGGACGAAAAGATCGATAACGTAGCCGCTCTTCTAGATGCTTGGGTTGCGTATAAGGTACATAAGGAGGCATTTGAATAATGAATACAAAATGGTCGGTTGCTTTGGCTGACGTTGCCATGATTATCATTTGTATTTTCGTTGTTCTCGCTTATTTCAACGGATGGGGCTAGAATTTGAATTACGGGAAAGGAGGTGACGTGTGGCACGATTTGGCATGACGTTGAGACACGCCTGGAACGCGTTTAATCGTCAAGAACTGCTTAAGAGAAATTCGCCTTGGCCGGTTCAACCTGTACCATCTCCGATGATTGCTGAATATTATGGACCATCGTATGGATCGCGGCCAGATCGTGTAAGACTTCGAATTCCCAATGAACGCTCACTAATTTCCTCAATTTTCACACGTCTTAGCATTGATGTTGCGTCTGTTGACATGCGTCATGTGCGATTAGATGAACATAATAGATATACCGAAGACATTAACAGTGGTCTTAATAACTGTCTTACTGTTGAAGCTAATATCGATCAGGCGGCTAGATCATTTAGGCAGGATGTCGCTATGACTCTTTTCGATAAAGGCGTTGCAGTTCTTGTCCCGGTTGATACAACGGTAAATCCAGAAAAAACTGGCGGATTTGACATTATAACACTTCGTGTCGGTGAAGTTACAATGTGGTATCCCCGTCATGTTCGTGTAAGTGTGTATAATGAGGCGTTGGCAAAGCGCGAAGAGATTACGTTGCATAAATCTTCAGTAGCGGTTATTGAGAATCCATTGTATACAGTAATGAATGAGCCGAATTCAACGTTGCAGCGACTTCTTAATAAACTCATTCTGTTGGATGCTATTGACGAACAATCAGCTTCGGGAAAACTTGATCTTATCATTCAGCTTCCGTACGTAATTAAATCCGAAGCTCGTAGACAGCAAGCAGAACAGCGTCGCGCAGATATTGAATTCCAGCTCAAGGGCAGCCAGTACGGTATTGCCTATACGGATGGGACCGAGAAGATTACTCAGCTGAATCGTCCGGCCGAGAACAATCTAATGTCCCAAGTCGAATACCTAACGGCCATGCTCTACGGTCAACTCGGTCTAACGGAAGAGGTCATGAACGGGACGGCCGATGAAAAGGCTATGTTGAATTATTGGAATAGAACTATTGAGCCGGTTCTTACTGCTATGGTCGAAGCTATGCGTCGTACTTTCTTAACGAAAACTGCTCGAACACAGAAACAAGATGTCTTGTTCTTTAGGGATCCGTTTAGATTGGTTCCAATTGAAAACATTGCTGAGATCGCTGACAAGTTTACTAGGAACGAAATCATGACATCTAATGAGATCCGTCAAGTGGTTGGTCTTGCTCCACATTCGGATCCAAAGGCTGACAAGTTGATTAACAGCAATATGCCAGCAGCCAATCCAGATCGAACGGCATCTAATGGAGCTTCAAATGGATCAAAAGAACTAGCAATGCTTGATCTGGAATCTACAGTATCAAAATTGAGGAAGGACGTTCAAAATGGGAGCAGAAGCTAAGCCCGATTTTAGTGGCTATGCTACCAAAGCTGGTCTCAAGTGTTCGGACGGTCGGATCATCATGCCCGATGCCTTCAAGCATCAGGATAAGGAAACAGTTCCGTTGGTTTGGCAGCACGGACACAACGAGCCTGGTAATGTACTTGGCTACGCTACTCTTGAACATCGAGAAGATGGCGTTTATGCCTACGGTTTCTTTAATGATACCGAAGGGGCTAAGAACGCTCGAACACTAGTTCAGCACGGGGAC